ATGAGTGCAACTTCGTCAAAGTTTAATGATCTTTTGGGGATTGCATAAGCTGCAATAGCAACCATAAAACCTTCTACGAGATATTTTACAGCTCTTTTCACAAGTTCGCCTAAGTCTAAAGCATTTCCTAAATTTGCAAGCATTATAAATAATAACAAGAAAAAAATATATAAGCAACTAAAAACTTAAAAGTAATCAAATCAATAATTACATAATGTCTAAAGGTTTTGAAAGAAAAAGCCTGCCAGATGGAAAAGATAATCCTAAATATGCTGATTTATTAGAGGAAGATAAAGCAATTTCAGGTCAAAAATACGTTTGTTTATCTTTTTTATCTCCGGAAAAAATTTTAAAAGATAAGAATCGTTTTTTTTTTGAAAAATTCCTAAAACACTTTGATTTTTCAAAATCTGTACAGAAATTTACAGAATTTTTAAATTTCATTTCTTATAAATATGATAATGATTTTGATGAAATTATGAAAGATTTTAATGAGTATTTATCAAGTGAAAAAATAAAATTTAAAACAGATGAAATTGAAAATGATTTTAAAAACTTTTTAGATAAAGAAGAAGAAAACGTCCAAAAAGAATTTGATGAAGAAAATAATTTTAAAACAAATACCAGAGGTATTAAGATTAGAGGTTCATTTTCTTCTCAACAAGAAGCACAACTTAGATGTAGGATGTTGCGAGAAGTTGACCCAAATCATGATATTTATGTTGGAGAAGTTGGTATGTGGATGCCATTTGACCCTGACGCATATAAAACAGGTAAAATTGATTATATGGAAGAAGAATTGAATGAATTGATGTCGCAAAAACAAAAGAATGATAAACTTGCTAAAAATACTTTTGAACAACGTGTTAAAACAAGTAAAAGATTGGCCATTGAAGAAAATATTAAAAAAGCAAAAGAATCTGGTAATAAATTAACACAAACAATAAATAAAGATGGAGACTTAGTTGGCATTGGTGTTAATACAATTACTAATAATTTGGGATTAAATGAAGAAATTAGTTCTGCTGATATACGGAAAGAGCTTTTTGAAGGTGACCATATTAGAACAAAAGCTTTTGATAAAGAAAATCCAGACCGTAGATATAAGGAAGTTATAGAAAGAGATGGCGCTGTTACCATACCAAAAGCACAAAATATAAAACTTGAAGTAATTACTGAGGAAAAATTGAAATAATAGAAATTAAATATTATAATATAATATTATGGATATTTTACCACCAAAACAGGATTTTACTAAAAATGTCACTACAACATTGAAGGATTTTACTAAAAATGTCACTACAACATTGAAGGATATAAATTTTAGTAAAATCTTAAAAAAGAAGAAGAAGAAAAAATGTGCTCACGATAAATGTAATAAAAAATTAAAGCTAACTGATATGGATTGTAAATGTAAACAACGATTTTGCTCATTTCATAGACTTCCAGAAACGCATAATTGTTCTTGGGACCCAAAAAATAAATATGAAATTGAAATTTACTTGAAAAAATCAGGTTTAAATCAAAATGCAGCTTTTAAAAAATTTGAACAAATCTAGCTTCACCTTTTAGAAAAGGTCATTGAAGGTTTAAATAATATTATATTACATAATGTCAAAAACAACTTTAAAAGATTTAAAACTTTTATGCGATAAATATGGCGTAACAAAAAGCGGATCAAAGTCTGAATTGGCAGATAGATTGAGTAGTTTGCGCGGTGAATATCTTTCAAATGCAGAAAGGAAAAAAATATTACCATATTTGCCAAATAATAAAAATAAGGATATATTAAAAGATTTAATTAAAGAAAATTATCGACAAAAATTACCTAACACAGGCAGAAAGAAAAGGAAAAAAACTAAAAGGAAGAAAAGGAAAAAAAAAAGAAGGAAAAAAACGAGAAAGAAAAAATCATAATTTCTCGGACAGCCCGTCAAAAACCCCATGTATTCTTAAAAAAACGTTAGTAAAATATGTCAAGAACCGTAAATACGCTTTTGATAGTTTGAATCTTACCAACGACTTTTTTTAACATTAATGCGCGGTCCTCTTGATTTTATATGAGCATCCGGGTCATATGGTTCATCATCATCATCAGAATTAAGGTCTCTTGATATTTCCCAAAATTCTTTTGAACCTAATTTAAAATCATCATGAGGGTCCGCCTTATACCAATAAATTTGGTCTTGTAGTTTATTAGATTTTGCATTATTATCAATAACAAGACATTCATAATTTTCAGTACATTGATCCATAACTTGACAAAATGATTCAAAAGTTGGAAACATTCCTGCATAATTTTCATAAATTCGCCTTCTATTTGTAAGATAAGGTTCCCTTAAAATAAAAACATAATCAATATTTGTTCTAAGATTAGGTGGAACTCCCAACGGATATTGCATAGTGATGACAGTCATTATTTTCCAATGTCTGCCATTCATGAAAAGTAATCTCATCATTTTATCCTTTGCCCAACCATTATCCCACAAACAATCATCTAATATAACAAAAGCCCGACCATCAATATCCGATTTACCATAGGCTTCTTTTTCTTTTCTTATTTGTTTTATAACTATTTTTTGTCTTTTTAAAACATTTTCAACAATTACACTATTATATTCATCATGAATAAATAATTTTGGAACATATTTGCCATAAAATCCATTACCAGCTTCTGTACCGGAAATAACAGAACCAATTGGTATATCTTGATGATAATATAATAAATCTCTTACTAAAAAAGATTTACCGGTATCGCGCCTTCCAATAAAAACCACGACAGGTCCAGTAGCTTCATCTGAAGCATCAAATCTAATCCTGCCCATGTCAAATTTTTTTAATTCTAAATTCATATATACACCGCATTTATTAAAGTTAAATAAAATTCACGCAATAAGTTATAATTAAGATTTTATTTTTTTTATTTATATACAAAATGGCTGCACTTATTAATAATTTTGATTTTTCTTATTGTAAAAGAAAAAACCAAAAATTATTTACAAGTTTAGAAAACTATGAACTTTCTAAATTACAAAATTTTATTCCAGTTTATAAGAAATTTTTTTCTTTAAATGAATCAAATTTTAATAATATAAACCTTGACCAAAAATATAATTTAGAAGATATAACAGAAAAACAAACCGAAAATAAATATACATGCAAAATTATAAATAAAAATAATATTATTAAGAAAACATCTTTCTTTAAATTTTCACCATTACTTGACCCTATTAAATTTATGATTGGAAAATATGATATGTCAAAAAATTTATTTGAACTTCCAAAATTTAATAATAATAGTTTTAAAAAAATAAAAGACCCTGATAATGCTGCATATGTAGATGGGTTTTTCTCTTATTTAACAAGTAAATTACTTAATTCATATAATTTTATTCACGGAACAGATTTTTATGGGTCATTTATTGCAATGAAAAAAAATTATCATTATAATATTTTTGATGATTTTGATTATTTAAATGAATCTGAATTTTTTCATAAAAATTTAGATAATTTATTTAAAATAGAAGAAGGGAAACGAGAGATATTTTATGGCAATTCAAGAAATTGTCAAAAGAAAATTAATATTAGTGAAGATATTACTGATTTACAATGTGAAACTATAGATGGTGATTTTTTCAATGATATTTTTAAAAAAAATAATTATATTGAACAAAATATTGAAAAAAAAATAATATTTAAAAGTGATGTATCTAAGAATAATAATATTCATAAAACCCCTAAAACATCACATTCTTCTTCAACTTGTAGTTCTCGCTCTTCTTATACAGACGACGATAGCGAAGAAGATGAATCACAGTGTTCAGAATCTTTATCATCAACAGAAACGGAAAATGAAGTTCTTAATGCAATTATAACAGAATTTCCTGTAAATATTATTTGCTTAGAAGGGCTAGATGACACGTTGGATAGTTTATTATTTGGTGGAAAAATATTAACAATTCCAGAATGGAAATCAATTATATTTCAAATTTTGATTATTTTGACTGTTTATCAAAAAACCTTTTCATTTACACACAATGATTTACACACAAATAATATTATGTATATTAAAACAGATAGACAATATATAATTTATTGTATAAACAAAAAATATTATAAAATTCCTACTTTTGGGAAAATTATTAAAATAATTGATTTTGGCAGAGCAATTTACAAATTCAGAAATAAAATTATTTGTAGTGATAGTTTTAAGATAAAAGGTGATGCGGCTACACAATATAATTTTGGACCATGTTTAAATAAAAATAAACCACAATTGGAGCCTAATTTTAGTTTTGATTTAACAAGATTGGCTTGTTCTTTATATGATTATTTTGTTCCATTTTCTGATGAAGAGAGAAAGGTAAAACATCCAGTTGGTAAATTAATTATAAAATGGTGTAAAGATGATAGAGGGAAAAATATTTTATATAAAAAAAATGGTGATGAAAGATATCCAGATTTTAAATTGTATAAAATGATTGCAAGAAATGTTCATAATCATATTCCCTCAGAAGAAATTAAAAATCCAATATTTAATGAATTTATCATTCAAAGAAAAAAAATTAAAAAGAAAAGAATAATTAATATAGATAATTTTACAAAATTTTACTAACAGTATAACTAAAAAGTTAGTAAAATTGTCAAAAATCAGGTTCATTTGTGAAAGCTTGTGCTTCAGTCATATTTGTAACAACGGGGGTTATATTTTGTAAAATATAAAAACCACTAAGCGAACTTATATAAACTAATAATGCATCGCGAATTAAAATTTTTAAAGGTTTTGTTTCTTTTGTAATAAATCTCATTTCAATAAAACGAATAAGAATATAAATAATTGAAACAGCAGTTGATAACATAAATGGGGAGTTTGCCATTAATATTATAAAAAAAAAGATATTCAATAAAAAAACGCATTAACTTAAAATATGAATTTCATTTGAAATATCGGGCTTTAATTTTATATCTTTTTCTAAATCATGAATATCCAAAATATCTAATTTAACTGTATTACCTATCTTAAGAGGACCATCGTCATCATCTGCATCATATCCCTCTTCTTCGTCTTTTCTTTTTTTATTTGCTGCTGTCGCAATTGCCGCTAAACGCTCCATAGTTTTCGGCGCATTAATTTCTGTTTTTTCACCAGTATTTTTGTCAAATGCAATATCTGTATCAGAAAAAGATAAACTACTTTTCTTGTTTTTTTCTATAATATTTTTTAATGTATTAGAAATTTCGGGAATTTGTTCTAAAGGTTTTTCTTTATTAACTGCCGTTTCTACTTTTATTATTTCTTTGACTATTTCTTTGGGTGCTTCCTTAGTAACTTCCTTAGTAACTTCTGTAGATTCTTCGGCCTTTTTAACAGTAACTTTTGTAGATTCTTCTTTTACTTCTTTTACTTCTTCCTTTTGAACATTTTCAGAAGGATCTACCTCCAAAGTTTCTTTTATTTCTTCAACAATTTCTTCTTCATTTGATTCATCAATATATGACCTTAATATTCTCTCAACCGGGATACTATCTCTAATAACATCTAAAATACATTCTTTACATATAGTTTCACATTCTCTCATATTTTTTTGATAAATGAGCGGCTGTATATTTTTTTCAAAAAGATATACATTACTATAAATTTTTCTAGCAAATTTTATATAAATTTTATGAATAAAATCGGTTAATTTTGGTATATCTATCTCAATTTTTTTTTGCTGCGAACCAACCCTAATACTAGTCAAAACCTTTAATTGGGTTATATGAACACACGTCAATAAATCTTCTAAATAATTACAACCACTTTTTGCTATAATTCTATTTGTTTCTTCACTTATTATATCATTATTCCATTTGGGGACACGTGAAAGAAAATTTTGAAATGTCATTAAATATTTTTCCTCTTCATTATTTGTTATACATAATAAATTTGCTTCTTTCAAAATAGATTTTATCCCTTCAATTACCAAAGGTGATAAAATATTTAATAGACGAATGCAATATTCATTTTTTGCTTCCGACAACATTGAAGTATTATAATCATCCATTTACATAATTTGTACATTTTCTAAATTGTAATCGGGACGCATAAAGATAAAATATAATATATAAAAAATTAATAATTTATCGTTTCTAAATTCTCTTCTAATTTCATCAAAATATAAAAGATAAAAATATTTTTTTGATTCATCCATTTCTAATTTCTTAATTATAATGAACAAATCTATAGCTGAATACCCCCTTTCATATAATTTTTCAGAAAATTTAAAACATTTTCTTAAATTTTTATAATTTTTTTCATTTGGGATATTTGTTTTTAACCATTGCATTCTCTTTTCGTCATATTTGCTTTTTTTGAAATAATTTAACTTATATTTGTGCAAACTCATATATTCACCATTTATTTTTGGTAATGGTACATAAATATCACAAAATCTTGATAATATTGGTTTTAATAATTTATCTTTATTTTCTACAACAATAAAAAATCGTGTTGTATGACTATACTTTTCAATACATCTACGAAGTGCAGATTGTGCATCAGTTGTTAATTTATCAGCATTAAATAAAATTATACTTTTGAAAAAATCACCGTTTTTACTTTGTATATTTGTTTTTGCGAAAAATTTTAATTCATCGCGAAAAAAACGAATACCTTTACTATGCGCACAATTTACATACATTATGTATTGTTTCATAAGATGTTTCTTATTTTCATTTTTTTTATATATTCCATTTATGAAATAATTTAATATGTGGCGCTTTCCACTTCCCGAATCTCCATGAAAAATTATATGCGGAATTTTCTTTTTGTCAATGAAATCATTTAATTTATTTTTGATATTTTTATGAATGTCTAACATTTTCATAAGACTTTAAAAAAGTTTGTATAAAACGGTTTATATTGTTTTTATGCTTTTTAGATATACTTAAAACGTTTTTAAATATATCTTCTTGTATTAAGTCCTCGGCGAGTGCTCGTAATTTTTCATTCAACCCCATCGTTGCTGTCGTTGCTGTCGTCCCCATCGTTGGCAGCGCCGCCACCGTCGCGAGGGTCATGTGCCGCCTCCGCCGCGCGGGCCTCTTGCCGCGCCTCGTCGAGCCTGCGGGGCCACAAGCGCTCGTGGTTTGCGGCGGCTAGACGCGCGTGGTTTGCGGCGGCTAGAGTG